CTGCTTTCTTTGCATCAATTGCTCTTTGCTCTTTTAAAATATCAAGAATATCAGTAACAACAGAATTGATGGATTGTAATGCATCCAAAAGATCATTCTTTAAAAAGTCAAGAATATCTTTTTGAACTTCTTGTTGTTCTTCTTCTTGAGAATCTTGTATTGTTGGAGGTAATAACTTAGTTGGATCTAATTGAACAGAAGTTTTTGCTGCTTGTCCTGTTCTATTAATTATTTTATTGATATCAACTTTTTTTGATTTAACTTTAAATTTTCCAGTTTTTCCTTTTACTCTTTTAAGTTCATCAGTAATTAACTCAACACTTTCTGTTGGCATTCCTTGCTGCGACATTCTTGCAGCAACTGCCTTTTCTTTTAGTAAAGTTAAATATTCTTCATAAGTAAAGTCAAAAGCATCTTGCAATCCAAGAATAGATAATATTCTTGAATCAATTTCCTCACTAACTAAATCTGTTTTTTGAGGTCCAACTGGAACTAATGCTGAAGAAGTTGGTTTTTTTTCTTTTTTGAGTTCTTTTTTTTCTTCTCTAATTTCACTTAATAAATCATCCAAACCAGGTGGATCATTGCTTTCTAGATACTCTTCTACCAACCAGTTTTGGTATGCTTCTAAGTTAGAATATCCACCATCCTTTCCTTTTTGATCTACCTGAGGATACCCACGAGGATCCTTCTTCATCTTGGCAATTATCTTATCAGCATCTGCAGAAGATAAGCGAACGAAAGAAGAATACTGTATACCAGCAGAGTCTGTACCACCAGTTAATCGTGCTTTAAGTCTGTCCCAAAGCGCATCAGAAACTCTTCCCTTATACCAAGGTTGATCTTTATCTAAAAAACTTAGGGAAGTGGCTGGCATTTTATTGGTTTTGCTGCTGCTTTAGTTTTTCATCTTCCAGATGTTGTTGTAGTAATGCAATATAGATATCCCTTTCCCAGGGTATCATATTTTCAATCTCTGTTAATGAATATTTATGGTACTGCATCAAGGCAAAATTGATCTTGAAGTAATTTTCAAGATCCATATGTGCCATTCCTAGCCGAAAAAACTTGAAAGACCTTCCATCACTACTGTACTTTCAACACCAGTTTTTGGATTGGTTAAAGTAATTTCATGTGAAAGTTTAGGCATTGTTTCAAAGAACTTTTCTATTTGCTTAAACTGAACACTATTCATTTGTTCAAGAAAATCTGTGATTTCTTTCTTAGTGCAGTCAGCAGTTGTCCAAACTTCTTCTTCACTATAAATTTTATCAATGCAAGTTGCAATCAATTCAAAGGATTGATCCATTCCAGATTCGCCAGAGAAATCAAAATTACTCTTAATGAATTGTTCAAGAGATGGATACCTCATTTCCATCACCAAACTATCATCAAGTTTTATTTGTTTTTTATGACCTTCTTTTGTTTGTACTTTAATATCATCAATATTAATTTTTACGGGAACAGAAGTTTCACCGTCATCAGGTGCAATCAGGTTAACTTCAATCTCTTCTCCAACAGATTTACCACGAATGTTTAAGAATAGATATTCAATATCAAAGGTAGGAAGAGTTTCTACCTTGATACCTCTAGTTTGAATACAATTCTTCAATACTGATTTAATTGCATTTGATATTTCTTTTGTGCTTTCACTTTCCAATGCAAGAACTAATAGTTTCTCTTCTTTTACAAGGAAAGGTCTATATTTGATTTTTTGTCCTGACGAAGGCAACTCAAGTTCATAAGTTGGAGTCGCAATTGTTGGTAAAGGCATAATGTCCTATAGAAGTTTCAGTTGTGATTATTTAGTCCAATCCCTGCCGTCTTCTAGTGTAATCTTGTCCCGTAAGGGTGATGCGATTTGGTGTTTGTGGTTCTTCTGGTGTTTGTGGTTCTTCGTTTGTTGCAGGTGAAGATGAAGATGATGATGCATATGAGACACCACTTCTTGTTCTAACGTATCTTATATAAGAGAATGATGCTGTGCATTTTAAGATGTTACTTGCTTCATAAGATACTGGCATAGAAACTATATTCACTGGAAACGCACCAATGAACTGATAGGTCATAGAGTTTCCAGTATCTTTTTCAAATTTTGTTATATAAAGTCCATTAGATTTATAAAGATTTGGATAGTTCATTCTATAGTAACGATACTTATCAGTATATTCAACATTACCAAAAGTAGTTCCTTGTCCTGTCACATAATTCATCCAACCATCTAAAAATTCAATTACTTTATAATCACTATCAACATAAAAAGTAAAATCAATTCTGTCATCAAAAAACTTTCTATGAGCATGTCTTTCAGTTGTGCCAGTACGATCATTATTGAGTTCAAAAGTAGCAACACTAGATCCAGG